TCACCCATTCGTCTTGCTTGTTCAATTCTATCTTCATGGCTAAATCCAAGATCAGAATTTACTGTAGCACGAACTTCATCTGCATTAAGATGGATGGCATTTATACGTTCTTTTAATGCTTTTGCTAATTCTGTTTTACCAGAGCCAGGAAGCCCTATAATTTGTATTATCATTTTATAAATTTGTTAGGAATAATATCTATCATTAGATGAACTCTATCTGTTTCACCATTATTGTTAACATAATGATATTTTGAATTATTTATTTCCCAACACTCTCCCTCCAACATATTAAGCATATCACAGTTAACCTCAAAAATACATTCATTGTTGGTTATTATTGGTATATGATGCCTTCTTATTATTCCTAAATAATATCCTCTATCTCTGTGTATATTAATTTCGCACCGAGACGGCAATTTTATAAAAAGAACTTTTCCTCTTTTACCTTTATGAATTTCTTCCAAATCTTTAATGATAGGCTCTACTAGTTCCAATACTTTATCATTTGTTGTTTTGGTTTGTAGTGTATATGCTTCATCTTGTTGAGAAAACTCTGAATAATCATAACAAAAATAAGAAAATGTTTTAGAATGAGCAGCATATTTTTCTTGTCTAGAGGAGTCTTCATTCCACTCTTTATCAAATAATAATATTTCGTTTTTAATTTTAAAAATATCAAAATTTTTTATATATTTAAAATTAAAATTTTCTAATAATTTTGGCTGAGTTTTATGTCCATATAATATTCTATTTTCCATTTTATATCCTACCTATAAAATCACTACAAATGCCAGCCATCTCTTGATCTAGAATATTTTTGGTCGGCATATCTTTGTGTACTAAAATACTTTTTGATTTAACTGGCATTCCAGGATATGTCCATATAAAATGATTTGTAGTTATTGTAAAATTATCTTCTTGATGCCAAAACGCATTATAATATTTTGGCATTGACAAAACTAAGTCTAAGGCTTCTAAATTTTTACAATGAAGCCATAACTTTTTAATATAAGAATTTATAAAATACATATCTACTTCATATGTAGGCTCGTCATGTCCCAAATACATTTTATTATTTATAACCCAAAAATCTATTTCAACGTCATATCCAGCATTTATGGCCTCAATAATATATTCTGGAGAATTTTCCCTTGATGTGTTTTTACCATAAAGATTTCCTCTATGTGATATTTTAATCATTATTATAAAACCTCATAAACTTTTCTAAATCTTCTGGTGTGCCCAATCCATACATTTTATTAATAAAATATGATCCAATTTTTTTGTTATCTTTTATTGCCTCATTGTATACTGGACACACATAAAATTCATTATTTACACGAATATTTTTTTCTATCATTTGTTCTGCGTATTTAACAAAATTGTGTCCACTTCCCCAGTAATATCCACCGACAGTAGCATTGTCACTTATAACTACCTTTTCGGCAACTTCTACTACCATGCCGAATTCATCTAATTTTGCATAAGACCATTTTGGATGAGTAGACTTAAACAACAATATTGATCCGTCTAAATTTTTTATTACATTATTGTATAAAAATTCTTTAGGATTCCAATCTATATATTGATCAGAATTTATAATAAATAACGGATCCTCTGTATTTATGTAATTTTTTGCATATAAGCAGGTTGATGCTGCCCCGCTTTGCTCCTCGTCAACAGTTATAATTTTGCAATCGGGAACAATTCTTGTTAACATTTCAAGCAAATTATATTTTTCATAATGATCTTTTCTTACTATAAATATATAGTTTCCTTCTAGTGCAATATTATTTACAACTAACTCTATCATTGGCATACCATTTATATCTATTAATGGTTTTGGAAATGAAAAACCTGCATCTAAAAATCTGCTACCTTTTCCAGCCATTGGTATTACAATATTTATTTTTTTATTTAAGACAGAATGTTTGGAATATTTTAAAATATTTATAGCATTATTTATTTTTTCTAAGGTTAGATCTTTTCTATCTTTAATCTCAACAAGGCTGGCACCACTATCTAGAACGGCAATTTTACCAATTATGCTATCTTCAAATATAACAACATCTTTTGGTATTGTATTGAATTCTGACATGCACTTCCAATACATCTCGGGGGATGGTTTTGGATTTTTTACATCTTCATTACTAACAATATAATCTACTAGATCAATAATATTTAACTTAGTTAAAATTAGTTCAACTGTTTTTCTTATACTATTACTAGCAACACATATTTTTATATTATTATTTTTAATTAATTTAAATAACTCTATTAATTCTATATCTTCAGAAACATCGTTAAGCATGTCGAATGTATAACTTTGTTTATTTTTATTAATAATATCAAATGTACTTTTATCTAAATTAGTTTTTTCTGAAAGTATTTTTAGTTTTTCTTTAGTAGGCAAACCATTATATATTTTAATATGATCCTCAAAAGATATTTTATATTTAGCATCAATATCACATAATGCTTTATTTAGTGCGTTATAGTGAATATCTTTGCTATCTATTAAAACCCCATCTAAATCAAAAATAATTATTTTTGCCATATTTTTAGTCTATCACCATTTTTTTCCATATATCAGACCAAACTTCTTCTGTTTTGTGCTCATTAAACTCTTTTGAGACTTCTCCAGATGACAAGTAAACACCACCCCAGACACCCCACTCTTTAGCGGATACTCCTACTGCAAAGCAAGTCTTTATAACTGGACACTCAAGACATAACTTATCTATTGCACCTCTAAATGAAACCTCTTCTTCATATTTATCAAAAAACAAATTAGTATCATAATCTAAACACAACGCATTATCTTTCCATTTATTTTTATGCATATTGATGGATAAGTCTTTCTGGTATGTCCCATCCATCCCTATTCGGTTCAAATCTTTTAGATATATACCATTTATTATTTAGATATATTCCATCTTTAGAAGATTTTGCTTTATTTGATTGATGTCTACTTACTACGGTCCATCCGTCCCAAAATAAATTTTTATTATTTGAAACTATGCTTTCCATCTCTTCTAATGTTTTTACTATCATCTTTTCTCCTAGTATCTAAATATTCCTACTTCTACATTATTTTCTTCTGCCACTTTAACCAATCTAGATGTTGTCTCTTTCGGTTTAGAAAGAAATGCTAAATAGTTAAAGTCAGAAATATTTTCCTCTATCCATGATGGAGGAACTTTATACATCTTTATCTTAAGACCACGTGACTTCATGCTTCGCTCAGATACGTTTACAAACTCCATAACCATAGAGTTAACCTTGGCTGGTCCAGCAGTGTATATATAAAAGTACGGATCCTGATTACTTATACTGGAAAGAGCAACACCAATAGCACGAAGAAAGATCTGGTAGTCATCAAAACTACTAGTCCCCTGCACTCCCACTATCATCAAAAGTCCCTTCTCGAAGTTTATCTACAATGAACAACATCTTATCTAATTGTACCTTACTCATACTATCCGTGTCAACTCTTGTTGTACTATCCTTATCTACAGTTCCATCTATTGACATTTCTGCTGTATAAAATGTATTATCTTTAATCCAATACGCTTTATTATCCATTATTATAACTTTTATATGATTTTGTTTATCAATAATAGAGGCCTGACTTTTAATTATTTTTTTTATTTTTTCTGGTTTTGGCAATAAAGGAAATACAAGAGAGTGCACATGGCTTTGACTATACCTTATTGGTTTAACTTTTTGATCTTTTAAAATATTATATTTTATTTGTAATTTTGCAACAGTATATAATACAAAAATGCATATAAAAAATCCAATTAGATAGTCCATAACCACTAATTATACTCCCCTATTGATTTAAACCTCTTTTGATTTCTGATAGGGCAAACTGTAAATCTTCATCCAATTGGTTAATTTTATTTTCATTGAATGCAAAAGGCGTTAATGCTACTAATGGATTGCTATTTGTTATATCCATATTTAAAAATCCTAATTCCCAAAGTTTAATAGAAGTTTTATAAAAATTATCAATAACTAATTTATGTAATGCTGGATTTGTTTCTTCTAAATTTTTAGAAAAAGTATAAAGCATTTCCCCAGTATTTGAATCAAGCGCTGCTGGTTCAATTACTCCAGATAACAAAAGTTTATCAAAATCACTTATTTCTTCCATTTTTAGCCTTTTCTCTTTGTGCAGCAAGCGCAGCAAAATCTTTTACCTTAGTATCACCCAAGTATCCCCAAGCATACCCGTCTTCAATCATATGGTCATTGATAGAAATCGTGTCTCCATCAGCATAAATCCAACCTAAAATACGACCATACTTTTCCGAAGAGTCTGGCTTTTCTGTTTTAATTATTATTGTTTTGGCATCCTTTAGTTTGTTTTTGAGATATTCTTTTGACTCAAGACCTAAATTTTTTTCAATTTTATCTGCCGTTCTTGATTCTGGGGTATCTATTCCAGCAAGACGAACTCTTTGAGAATATGATATGTTAAACCCAAGATCTATATCAACATCGATTGTATCGCCATCAACAATTTTTGTTAAGTTTTTTACTCTATACTCATACATTAATTTTCACTACCTACTAATTTATTTTCTATTAGACGTTCTCTTTCGTCTACAATTTCTATGGCAAACTTCATCATACTGTCATATCCAATTGCGTTATCCATTGCCTTATTATAATGGTGTCCGCAAAATAGCAAGTCTGATCCATTTTTTCCAATTACCTTTACATAAGCCTGTGCGCCACAACGGTCACAGCGATCTGTAGCATCAAGAAGCCATACCTTTTGCTCTTCTTTGTTCTTTAGCATACTAAACATATTATACCTTTCTATTATCAGTTTTATAGAATCCAGAGCCATTGAAAGTAACTCCTACATTAGAGTATACACGAACTAGCATCTGATTGCAAGTATCACATTTATACCCTGGATCATTTTCTGACATACTTCTAATTTTGGTATATCGAATAGCACAGGCCATGCAGTCATATTCGTATGAAGGCATTATTTATTCTTTTTCTTTGCCTTTACCTGCCATACTGGAAGATTTACGTTATCTCCAGACCATTCATAGCCTAAAAACTTTACAACAAACTTAATAATTTTAATTCTCATCACTTTACCCTCTTACCAAATTTATCCCAAACTCTTTCATGAAGAAAATATCCCAGGGCTTCCCAAGCAATATATACAAGTGCTCCGAAAGCGGCATATTCGTATTCCCATTCACCAGTGGCTATGTATACCCCTACTGCCAATACACCAGCAACACCAATTAAATGAAAGGTTTCCCAACTTAAAGTTTTAAGTAAACTTCTTTTTCTTGATTCAGACATATCTATTTTCTCCTTCATCTTCAAAGTTCATATGACTTTGATCATGTGTTGTAGTATCTCCAAGTTTGCCAAGCGCTAATTTTTTATATGCTGCACATAACTCTTGATATTTTATATACATAAAATTAAGTTCATTTAATAATCTAGTATATTCTTTTTCATCTGGAATCATTCTGTACCGTCCGTATATATTTTATTAATCATATTATGATACCAGTTAGGCAAAGCATATCTGATACCATTTGAAACCTCTGAAACTTCATGTACAAAAACATAATTTGATGGGAAAAATATTGCACTTCCAGCCTCTGGCTTTATTTTTACTCCGTTTCCTACTTGAGGAAATGTTATCTCTCCTCCGTCATAGTTATCGTTTAAATATAAAACAACAGAAAGTGTTCTGCTACTTGAGCCATGGTCTGTGTGTGCAGGCAAATACCCTGCTTTTTCATATTTTAAAATACTCATTCTATCTTCTTTGCCTTTTATATTTCTTGAGGCATAAGGATATAGTTCTTTTGAGTAATGCTCAAAACTTGTGTCTAATGCTAAAAATAATCTATCTGATATAGAGGAGTGTTCTTGATAATAAATATCATCTTTTGACATATCTTCTGATCTTGGTAGCCATCTTTGTTTACAAAAATGTAAATGCATATCGTCCTGATCATGATCCCAATTATGCCAAGGCTTTGCAGAACTTTCTTCTGCTCCAGCAACCCTGTTCTCTAAGTCTTCAATAACTTTGTTATTTAGTAATTCTATATCTTCAATTATTTTATATGGATCCTGCATTATATTTTTATAATATATTAATCCATCTCCTAGTTTTTCATAAGTAAACATTACATTTCCACCCTTTTTTCTACATTAAAAATTCTTTTATCATCTTCTGTTAAGTCATCATCAGAACTAAATACTGGGGCTGGTAGACCAGGAACTGATATTACATGATTAACATAAAGTTCTTGCCATATATGCAATCTCTGATTCTGAAATGCTAAGAAGTCTGCATCTTTAATAAAGCCATCTCCATATAAATTTTTCCAATGATCTTTACGAACAAGATGGAAAAATAAAACTTTGTAGTTTTCATTTGGATCGTCTGAATTCCATGCTGGACGATAATGAAAGTCTAGTTCTGGCTGTACAATAATTGCATCGTTTGGCTTGGTAATAAACTCTTTATCGTGAGCAACAAAGCCCCAATCACGATTACCACCGATATGAAGATCAACCATGTAGCAGCCTGGAGACCAGTCTAGATGAACCTGTAGGAATGGCTTGCGTCCTTCAGCAGTAATTTGATGATGAGCATATAGATAATATCCTAACTCTACATCGTTGGTGCCTAGAAGGTCTTGTGTACGTTTAATCGCCTTATCAAAAAAATATTGAGGGATTTCAACCGCATCTTCCCATTTATTCATTTGCTTAGTATAAGCAATTTCACGCACATCTTTTGATTCTAAGATACCTTTTAATTCTTCAAAGTCAGGTTTTTCAAAAAACCCTTCTACTAAAAATGGATCAAAGAAGAGCACATTTTTACGAAATATTTCCTCAAACTTAAGATAGTTGTCTCTTGTACAAAACTTCCAGTCAATAGATGATTGATCTGGATGATTCTCTAGCATTGCAAATGTAGTATTTCTAAAATTAACCATTTCTCTCCTAGTTTAGGTCTGGATCTATAATAACAAATCCATCCTTATGCTCTGTTTGTGTCGTATGCATGTACAACAATGTTGACCTGGTTCCACTTTCTACTGGCGTAATTCCATGTTTCCATAGATTTCCTTTACTTAAAAAGAATACCCCTGAATATTTTTTAGGTACATACTCATATGACAGTGCTGGGAAAAATATATTCCCTCCAGTAAATTCATCGTTTAAGTAAATGACTGTGCTATATTCTATAAATTCTTCTGGATATTGATCATCAATATGTGGAAGGCCGTATTGACCAGAAGTCCACGTTGAACCAAAAGCCTTGAATGTTTTAATTTCTTTTGTTTCTTCTGGATTTAATTCTTGATGTACTTTATTTGATAACAAAGAATATTTTTTGTGCAACTCAATAACTGTTTTATTATATGGATATCCAGTTCCTCCAAATCTAGTCTTATAGTAATTAGGATAAGGGTTTATCTCAGATGGACTAGACATTTCTTTTAGAAGAACTTCAGCATCTTTTGGATCTATGAAATTTTCTATTACTACTGGTTGTGTAATCATTTTTCCTCCTTTTTCATTATACCATATATCTAATATATTGATTTAATAACATTATGAAAGCGTTCTCCATCCATATTGTCTAGGTCCATTCTTGGATCATACTCTATGTCATTTTGAATAAATGGGACCTTGGACAATAAAGTAAAGTCATATGAATGAAATTCTGATAGGTTTTTAACTCCATCTAGATTTTTTAAAAATATTTCATTATTACCTTTAATGTTATCGATTAATTCATTGTAGCCACTATTTATTGAAAAAGGAAGATAGTCAAAACTATCGATAGGAACTTCATGGTTTTCTGCCCACGCTGTTGCGATTGCAAAAATTGGAATATTTTTTCCTGCAGCATAAAAAGAATATACCTCTTCGTATCCTCTATACTTTAATCTAGATATAGATGGAAATTGCTTGAATAATTCTGTTTTCATAAAAACAAAATCTTTAACTATCCAATTAGTAATTTCTGTTGAAGAAAGATCTGACCTTGTATATTCTGAATAAAATTTATAAATATTATTTTTATTAAAATTTATTTTATGTCTACCAGAAAAAATAACATTGTTACCTCCATGCCCCATAACTAATTCCATATCCCAATTTTTTTGAAATATGGTTGCACCATCAATAAACAAAAAATATTCTGCATTTGATTGTTTTATTTCATTTTCTAAAAATAAAAATTTAGATCTGACATCATCCCAAAAAATATGCGTATAAGAAATATTACTAAATTTTTCATTTCTGTTTAAATTTATTTGATCATAAACTTTTATATTTATTTGATAGTTGCCGCTTTGATTTTCTAAAATTGATCTAGCAGACTCTGGTAAAAGTTTACTTTTATATCCATAAATAAAAACATCTATTGTGTTCATAGTAACGGAATCCAGTGTTGCTCAATTGTAAGATTATTTTCGATCAACAACTTAATTGGCATTATGTCATACGCTATGGTTATTCTTGGACCACTCCAAGACCAGTCACCCATTGCATGTGGATGCCCCATTTCAGATATGATCATTCTATTATTTTTATTAATATTTTCAACTACTTTATTATCATCGTTAAATAATTTATAATATGTAGATGAAGGCTCTGCATTTACACAATAATATCCATGAAATCTTGGCGCAAAGCCATCTCCATGATCATGCCAATCTAGTTTGCCAGTATCTTTATTATTTATATTGAACCATCCCTGTACATAATATTTTTCTTTTTCAAAATCTATACCATAGTATTCGCATGCCTCTTTCATGGTGTTAGAAATTGCATTAAATAAATTATAAATTCCAGGATGATATAGTTGAAAAACATTATATTCTTGCCACTTAACGGTAGATATACTTCCAGAAGAAGTCCAGGCTAGATCCTTATCCCCTAACTCTTCGACCCCTCTTAATCGTGCCGAAGTAATTAGTTCATATTTTTTTTCTAAGAATTGTTGTAAATCATTTAAATCATTATTTAAATATTTTTCAAAAAATTTATGTTCTTTGAAATTATCAGTGCCAATCATATTGTCTCCATTCATTTTGGTCTTTATACATTATACTACATCTATCTATATTCTTTTTTTCTCCACGCAAATTTACGATAATGTGCTGTAATATGCGATCTTCTGTTTTCTGATCTTAGATCATGTTTTTCTATAGACTCCTTGGATGTGTCAAACGACATCTCCCACTGTTCTCTTTTGATAGGTATCATTTGAAAAACAGGTGTCCCAGACTTTATTACCCCTTCAAAGTCTCTTTTTATAAAAAAAGGCATAAAGATTGGTAAACCCCATATATCAGAATCGACAATCCCTGTTGGGGTCCAGAATGGGAGGTCTGGCCTATTAATTGGATTGGTCATCAATAAAGAATACCCTGGAGGTGTTTCATAAAACCAATGCATTTTTATTCCAAAATGTATAGGGTGTACATCTTTTGGTACTGCCATATCCACAGTTGGTCTTTTATCAATTAACATAAAATCTTTTGACCAACTAAGTTTAGGTTTACCGTTTTTGTCTAATGTTACTGTTAAGTCATCTTCTAAAGGATACTGATATCCTAATGCCATTGCATCAAAAAATGGCATACACAATTTTGTAGAAACATTTGATCCGTCGCCACCTCTATCATTAATTGGGTCTAAGTCCGCTAAATCATTGCTAGTGCCATGTTTTGCTAAATCTCTGTACCATTGTGGTATTTTTTTATAAGAAGGCTCTGGCTCTGGATATCCTTCTCTTTTATGCCCAATAAAAGATATTTGCTGATACTCTTCTTCATTCATACTCATTAGCAATCTTTTCTATTATGTCTTCATCCAACTTTAACTCCATGTCATACATTGGAGATCCTATATCTATGATACCATACCTATCGTCTTTCATGTGTGGTCCATTTTTTTTAATATTAAAATGTATAAAGCATGTGTTAACATATTTATCATTTTTTTCTGGGGGATAAAAAACAACTGCATCATTTTTAACTTTAAACGGAGAGAATTCGTCTTCTATATTTTTAAAAAATATGTTTGTTCTTAAGTCAGGAAACCATGGCATATAAAATCTATACGTTGCCAAAAAACACTCCTCTGAAAAAATTTTAAAACTAGATGGATAAAACTGTCTTTGATGACATTTATCTAATGCATAAAGAGTTTCTTCTGAATAACGTTTTAATGGCTCAACCCATATCTCAGCATGTGTCTTTTGTCTTAAAACTATTTTATTATTTGTTTTTTGTATAATTTCTGGTTTTGGATAAAGTTCTAGTACATATTTATTAACAGGCTTAATAATTTTATTATCATAGTCATCTCCTATTTTATTATAACAAGACCACTTACTTGGTATAAAAGATTGTTCTTCTAACTCTGGAAAATTTAAAAATTCAGAATCTACCCAAAATTCTGATCCAGATATATTGTTTTTTATTTTAAAAGTCATATTTATTTATTATACACCATCAGTTAAAAAGAATGAAATTGATTTTCTTTCTCCAGTAAGGACTGGCAAAACCTCATGTGTATATTCTTCTGATGCTGGATGACAAATTAAACTATTGGCTGATGGCTTATGTTTAATATTTTTATTAGTATAAAATATTTCTCCTCCAGAATAGTCATCATTTAAATATATAACGGCAGCATATATTTTTTTATTATTATGCCCTAAAGAACAATATCCACACTTACAACTATCTTTGTGCTGGTCTGAATGTGGTTCCATAAACTCTCCAACACTAAGAACTCTAATTCTTCCAGAACCTTTGACTGAGTATTGATTATTAAATATATTTGAAATTTTTAATTTAATAAGATTAAAATCTCCACGCAATGCATCATCAAACTCATCATTGCTTAAAAAATTTTTTATAATAAAAACATTTTCGTCTAAATTATTAATTTTATCCATTATAAAAAGAGTATCCACTAGGACATTTTTTTCCTTTTATGCTCATAATAATATTTCTTTTATTATGTTTGCACTTAAGTTGTTTACCTATATTTGTTTGTTTTTGTATTTCAGGGTTTGGCAATAGTTTTTCTTTTGTTTTATTTTCATTATCTTCTTGAGTTTTTAGAAATAGTTCTGCTTTTAAGATTACTTCATTATAAGAAAAAGCCGTCCAGTATTCTCCATAACCATTTTCATTCCACCACTTATCTCGGCATGTTGGGCCATTAGGATAATGTTCTGCTGAACAACCAGCAGATCCACTCATCGCTCCTACATAAAGCCATTCGTTTTGATAAAAATACCATAGGGGACTTCCAGAATCTCCTCCACCCCAATGTTCGCCAACTTTATTTTTAGCATGTACAACCAAATTAGATCCTTCACAATATTTATTGTTAGTAAGAATACAGAAACTATTATTTTGAATCATAACTTTAGTGTTTGCTGTTACTTCCATAAAATTTGGATTAGGTTGAATATCATTACCAGAACTTCTTCCGTATCCCAATGCTAACATTTTTGATTTATTTAAAACCATTTCCTGAACAATTTCTTTTGAAGCATATTTAAAATAAGAATTTCCTAGTGGTTTTTCAAGAATTAAAACACCAAAATCATTTATAGAGCCATGACATAAACTTTTATCATTATTTAAACAGCCAGAATCTTTGTATTCTGTTGAAGCAAATTGAGCAATAACCTTTACTCTATTTATATTTGGCTTATTATTTTCTAAATATACTTTTTCGCCAGGGGATAAAACCCACATTGGAGTTTTATCAGATAACATACCAGAAACTGGTAATTCTGTGTCATAGTCTGGCTGCCATTTACCACTTTTTGGCATTCTTGAAAGGCAGTGTGCTGCTGTAAAAACAATACGAGGGGCCACTAATGCTCCCGAACAGCCTTGTGTATTATCTGAATTCCAATGAATTAGTGCTACTACTTTTGGATCTCCTGTAGCATCTTTGCCATTATTTGCATGCGCTGGAGTTATGCCAAAAATTAAAACAAGAATTATAAAAATTTTTTTCATTATATGAATATCCTCAAAACATGTTCACATGGGTCGCCTCCTGCTTCCCATTCTTCTAATTCTTCTTCACTCATATACTGATAGCCACCGTCATGTGTGTGGCAATAAGGATCACTAATCCAGCCTCTTTCGATGCCGTTTTGTAACCAAATACTAAATTCCTGTTCCTCTGGAGACAGGTCTTCCATACCCATATGATTCATATATTTAGTATACCTTTAAATGCTTAGGATGTCAATAGGACCTTTACAGGACATAGAATGATTAATGGCAGCATTTACTGCAAGTACCGCCCTTTTTCTTGAATCTTTTTGTTTTTGTGTTGAATATAATGATCCAAGTGCTAGATCTCCTCCAGATCCCATTGCTAAATAATCTTGTTCATACTGTGTTAATGACATATCGCCAGCATTGTGTTCATATATCTTTCCACGAACACAGATAATCATTCCAAAATCAGATGATGGCGAAGTGTCTACCCACCAGTTTTCATAAAAAGTTCTAAGTGCTTTTAAAAATTTACTATACATAAACTTATCTATGTTCACTCTAGGTTCTGGCTGAGGCGGAACAAATAAATGCTTTATCCTATCCCCATCCATCGATCCAGCATACCCAAATAGATATCCCTCTTTTTTCCAAATTTTAGGACTTGAACAAACATTAATGACATTGTCATCAGAGACACCACGATCTCCTGCCATCCATATTTTATTATTTACTTTATCACGCACAACTGCTATACAAGTCATGGTAGCCTTTCTGATAGTTTATATCAGTATATCATTAAGATGAAAATGTGTCAACTATTTTATATCTTGTCCACATGCTGGACAAGTTTTTATTTTATTTGGTTTAGGCTTAGAAGTCTTAGCAGCATCTGATGTTATTTCAGATGTTTTTGATGCCCCTTTAAATTTAGGACGTCCAAAACCTACGATAGAAACCATAACCCCTGCTTTATTTTTCTTATAAGCACGAAGTTGTTTACAGCATTCTCCACCATTTCTTTGGCTACCCTTCTTGTTTGAAGAAGTATTTCCTTCAATGCACCAAACAGTTCCATCTTCGTTATCTTCAATAACAATACCAACATGTGAGATTCTATCTACACCGTCTGAAGGAAAATCAAAATAGGCTATATCTCCTGGTTCTGGATCTGCTAAATCTCCATCAATCCATGCACCAGCCTTCTTAAATGCCTGTGCACCACCTGGAGTGTAAACAGTATTAGGAATCTTTACGCCAGCCTCATTACCGCACCAATTAACAAATGATCCACACCATGGTTGAAAGTTTGCCTTTGTATATGCACCGTATTTTGTTTCATTATCTTTAGGACCTTCGATATATCCTACTTGAGATTTAGCAACTTGAATAAGACGAGCAGCAGTTCCTTGTGGAGCCTTTTCTGTTGCTGCTGGTACTGGAAAATCATCTTGTGCCATCGCTTACTCCTTATCCCAATTAGTATCTACTGGTTGCTCTGCTGGCATTGCACCGTCTGGCTTGGCAGCGAGTCTTGCTCTTACTTCATCTAACTCTGCATCAAGTTTATCTTCTGCCATTCTAATTTCTGAATCTACTTTTTTATTATCCATCTGTGCTTGCATAATATCTTTAGCACCACTCTGTCCAATTAACAAACCTGCGAGTGTTCCTGTAATAAATGTAGCAACTGATCCAAGCACATTAAAGAACATCTTATCATTTTCTGATTGTGCTCCAATTGGTTGTGTTACAAATATAAGAGCATATAAAATTCCTAATGCTGTAAATAATAAAATTGCTCCTAGCGTACAACCAAGAATAAACTTTAGTCGTGCATCAAGATCTTGCGGTGTTAATCTTTGCTTACTCATCCTGTTTTCCTATCAAGTCTTTTGTACAAGTTCCTGTAGCCTCACACAATGGTGGATTACATTCTGCCTTTTCCCAGTTTGCTGGATCCTGGCAAGGATAACGATAGTGACCGTCATACCCACAGCCACTAAGGCCTAATACAAGTATACACGATAGTAAAATATGACGAATTCTCATATTAGCATTATACCAATATATTATTCTTTATCTTCACGAAGAGGGATGGTAATAAGCCATAGGGCTATTGATATTAATGTGGCTACCCCCACTACCTGCTGGGCGGTACCTGTAAGGGTAAGCCAAGCAATAAAGAAGCCAAGAATGGTGAATATTTGGGCAATACTCTCAATTACAGCAGCCTTAAACCACTTAAGAAGCCCCTTAATTATCCTTTTAATCATGTTCATATTATAACCTCCTTAGTGACATAACTGAACTAACAATATTTCCTACCAAAATAACAGGAATGACTACCTCTTGAACCTTCTCTCTTTGATCATCTGTCATATCCTTACCCCATTCTGTAGGACTTAGTACTTTTTCAAAATCTATATCTGTTAATGTCCCAAGTGGGTCTGCTAAAAACGCTTCTGTTTGTACTTCAGTGATAGCGTCTGCTAATGTAAATGGCATTGCTGAATCCCCCGCTTCTGCTGCTCTGCTTTCAAACTCTACAAACGCTGTAGCAATTTCTGGATCAGACTTCATTGCCTCTGCAATCTTTTCAACTTCTGATGCCTTGATACCTAAGTCTTGCGCTACCTCTGCCTTTGCTTCTTGGGTCAAAGACTTAAGGGTTTGGCTAACTGCTGCCACTTGCTCAGGTGAAAGTGTAACTAACTTATTATCTTTGCTTGTAAGATTAGCAATAACTCCAGATAAATCTTCTGCTGTTCCTGTACCCTTTTCAGGAATTAATTCTTTTATTTCATCATCTATTTCAGGGGTTGGCTCTGGTGTTGGTTCAGGTCCAGGAGTAGGTTCAGGAGTTGGATCAGTAGTAGGCTCTGGCGTAGGCTCTATAGTTGGTTCTGGTTCTGGTGTTGGCTCTGGCTCTGGAGTTGGATCTATTGTAGGTTCAGGAGTTGGTTCTGGTTCTGGTGTAGGTTCAGGGGTTGGTTCTACTGTAGGTTCAGGTGTTGGCTCTACGGTTGGCTCTGGAGTTGGTTCTACAGTTGGCTCAGGGTCTGGACTTGCTACAGGTGTTGGTTGATTCGCTGCAGCATTTGCTGCTGCCTGAGCAATAGCAATTTGTATTTCTCTTTCTAATTGCTCATCATAATAATCCCAAGCATTTTGTATTGCATTATCCATATCAATAATTGCTTGATTATAAACAGAAATAGCATTATTTTTTGCAGCCAAAGCATCTGTTAGGTTTTGTTGTGCTGTTGTTAGGTTTTGTGTAGCGGTTGTTAGGTTTTGATTTAATGTTGTGAGGTTTTGAACTTCAGAATTATATGTACTAAGTTTATTATTATAATTGTTTTGTGCTGTTTGTTGTGCTGATACTGCCTCATTATATGCATCTATTTGTGCTTGTGTTGCACCAGATCCATATGAAAATGTATTAAGATTACAACTAAATCCTACCCCCCATCCACCAGTATAATCGCAACCTGCTCCAGTCCAACCTCCAGGAATTGCCCATCCAAGATGATAGTATCCTGGGCCTCCTCCGTTATACCACCAAATTTCTACATCTAAAGTTTTATCTTGGCTAACATCATAAACTGGAGAGTACGAACTCCATCTAACTCCCTGTTCCACCCAGTTATTTACTGCAAGTTGTCCATTAATATACATTTTAAATCCATCATCTGTATACCCTGCAAAATATGTTGAGGTCCAATGAGAGGGAACAGTAATGGTTCCAGTAAATTTAACTATAAAATCTTCATATCTACCGCATACTGGTGGCTGCATTGAATTTGAATTCCAAACTCCAGTACATATAACACCGCTTGGAATTGCTACTCCACCAAACCCTCTTGTAAGATAATATACTGTATATTGTAATCCTGAATTACCAGCATTTGAAATTGCTGCTTGTGTTGTTTGAACATTTAAATTGGCTATATCTAAGGCGTCTTGTGCATCATTTTTATCTTGTAATGCTGTAGCAACTGTTACTGTTTGTCCATCTACTGCTGATTGGGCTAATGTTTTTTCTTCAACTGCCGTGGCTTCTGTTATTACCGCAGAGTCATATATATCGTATGCATTATCTCTATCTTGTTTAGCCTGTATGGCATCATTATATTTTTCTTCTGCTATATTTATTAAATTATTAAACTCATCTTTATAATTAAGATCTTCTACGCTGTCTTTAAGGTCTTGTATTTCTTGGGCAGCAATTGCTATTGGATCATCAGAGTTAGCCTCTGTAGGAGCCACTATAAGCCAACCAAAGGCCAAGAAACTGGCTAGTGCTATGCGTATTAGTCTTTTTATTTTCCTTTCCTCCAACAAATAATAAGATGATTATATCATTTTATTATAAAAGAAAAGGGAGCCAGTTTCCTGACTCCCAATCTTTTTAAGTATTAATTACTTAATCAAAGGTAGTCTCTTGCTCTTAGGCAATGACTTGTTTGCTAATGCAATTGCAGCATTTGCAATCTTCTTTGTATCTGCAATTCCTTTAATTGCAGTAGCAAGGTCTGCTTTTAACTTTGCAATTTCTGCATCCTTAGAAGCGCTTGCATCTGATGCAACCTTTGCAGCAGCAGCAGCCTTATCGACTTCTGCCTTTACAGCAGCAGCCTTGTCAGCATCTGCAGCAGCCTTAGCAGCAACAGCATCAGCAGTAGCCTTAGCAGCAGCAGTAGCAGCGTCTGCTACAGCCTTAGCAAGAGCAGCATCTACTGCAGCCTTAGCAGCAATAGCAGCATCCTTAGCAGCCTTTTCAGCAGCAAGTTCTCCAAGAAGATCACGAACTGTGATTGTCTTGACTACGCTTGAAGTTACTGTGTTGAAACCTGTTACAACAGATGCAACATCAGATGAGTTTGTAACAGATACAACAAGGGTTGAAGAACCAGTTGTTGGCAGTGTTACCTTGAAGTCTGCTTGACCAAAGTTAGTCAAAGTAGCGCCAGTTGTAGCAGTAGTTGTATCAAGAGTTCCACCAACAACAAGTGCTGTTAGACCCTTACCTGATACCTTGTTACCAAATACGTCTGTTGCTGTTACTGTTGCAGTTACAACGCTTGAAGTTGTTCCCGCATCAGCAGCAGAAAGTGCAAGAGTGTTAATCTTTCCTGCAGTTCCTTGTACATAATATGTTAGGGTTGTTCCCTGATTGGTAATTGTTACAGTACCAATTGCAGTTGTCTTTGTATAAACCCAAAATGTTGCAGTTGTTCCTGTTCCAGTTGCAATTGTCAAAGATGAAGATCCTGATGATGCAGATACTGGTGCAGCAGATGTGTGCAATGCAGAAACAATTGTTGCATTTGTTGTTGCTACAGTTACTGATGTTCCTGTATCAACTGTTGCAACAAACTTGAGTGCGTCAGCAGCGTCAACTGTGTTGTCTGCTGGTACTGGCAATGATGCAGGTGTAGCAATTGCGGATGCTGTTGTATTAGCAGTTCCGTCAAGTGATACAGCGACTGTCATTACGGCTGCGCTTGCAGGCGAAGCCACGATTGTTGCGGTAGTCATGGCTGCAACCACGGCTAGAGCGATTTTCTTTAATGAATTCATTTTTCTCCTTGTATATTCATTTTATTTATATTGTTTTTAGTCTATCCAAATAGTCTTTTATGTCTTCTATTTGACTAGGCTTATATTGTATCACGTTCTCAGGAAGCGTGTCAATTCTGCGTGGCTTATCCTTAAATGTATGAACTTCAACTTCAAGGTTTTGATCTCTAGGGGTATGAGAAATAGCACCGAAAATAGAGCCACACACAGCATCAGCCAAGTCCTTTGATTTTTTACGTGGGTGATCTACCTTATCATTTTTCATAATCTTAAGTTCTGTTAATTCCTCAAACAAAAGTTCGATGGCAGGCATAGCAAGTCTTTCTTCATATACAAGCATAGCCATATCCTCATAGTGTTTCTTGGAAACAGACACAGTTTCTGTTCTCATGCCTACCGCCTGTAATTCATTTTGAATATCAAATGACTGCCATCTGTCAAATGTTACTAAACCTATATTAAATCCAAGTCTGCGTAGGTTTTGTATCCATTGCTTTACCTCAGACAGATTTACTGGACCCTCTACCTTTGGCTCCCACCATGCTACAGCGTCAACAACTACTACTGGGGATATCTGTTCATAGTCTTTAATTACTTGAACGTTAACCCACTTCTCAACATGTGCAATTGCTACTGCACACTTGTCATGCTTTTGTGCAAGATCAGCATGAACAAAATAAATCTTTTCTGGATCTGGTTTAAAGTTTTCTTCAAACCTTCTAAAAGTATCAAGAGGATTTCTAATGCTCATACAGGCTCTTACTTTGTCTGCCTGCTTAAAAAATGCATCAGAGGCATATGTAGGGACACAAGCAAAACGCATCATTGCATCGCCAAGATCTGTCATGAAAGCAATCTTAAAATCATCAATCTTTCTAGTTGGATTAACTTCCCATGTGGGTCTTTTTAAACCAAATACTCCAGGATACTTATAAGACTTTATATGATCTTCATCCCATGTAATTTCAAACCAATTATCCTTATCGTCTTCTGGCAATAGTGGATTAATAATAAATCTATGGCTCTTTGTTACTACTTCTTTGTCAGCAATTACTGCTTCATATCGTTCAGAAATAAAGTCTCCATTATATCGTGGGAATGAAAGAAGAACTACCTTTCCAAGATCAGGAAATCTAGAATCTACTGAGCCACGAAACGCTTTATATATATTATCTGCAGTCTTTCCTTGTTCATTTCCAGTTGCAACTTCTGATGCAAACCCAGAGATCTCATCAAGAACTGCAAGTAAAAGATTTAAACCCTCATGAGATTCACGTTCTGAGTGTCCAGAATAAACAGTTACTGACTTATCAAAACTAATAGAGTCAACTTTTGCTTCATACTTACCAGCAAACCAAGGTGACCTCTCAATCTTTGATTTAAAGCCTTTAAAGAAAACATTTTTTGCTTGTTGTGCATTAATAGCAACATTAATTAAATCTATAGCGTCTCCAGATGGTTTTCCGAAGTACTTTGCAGGGTCTTTAAGACAAAGTAGTTTGTATACAATATAAGCACAAGCCACAGTAGAGGTGAAATCTTTACCGCTACCTTTGCCAAGTTGTAAAATGATTTCATTTTTTGTATATTTTTCATAGTACCTTGCACCTTCTTCTTCTCCCATAATTGATTGAAGATCTTCTTTTCTATATATTTGACTCATTGCTTCAACAATATTATATTGAATATCTGATAATCCTGGCTGACCTAAATAATCTAGAGACTCTACAAATGTTTTTGCATCTACTGGAGTTTCTTCAAAATTATTATCAGCAAGCGCTTCTAAAAAATCATCAAACATTGTGGACAATTGTAATCACTTCGTCCTTTTTGGCAACATCAGAAAGTCTACGCATAATCTCATCACGAATCTGTGGGTACTCAGAAGCAATATCCCTTAAAATTGCCATAAGCACTTCTTGCTTTTTTTCTATTTGTAGCATCTCTTCTGCAAGTTCTTTATTCTCAAGCAAACCTGCTTTTTGTAGCATATCAATTCTCTTAGACTCAATATCCATAACTAGTTTAATTGCTTGGGTCTTTGCCCCAAGATTATTAGTTAATGATGCCTCATCAATCACCTCGTAAGACTTTGCAATTAATTTATTATAATGTGTATCTGCAACTGCAAGGGCCTCTTTAGCACGAGCACGAATTGCATCATTTGCTGAAGCCATAACTTTCCACTCATTGATATGTTGTACTACACGAGTGCGTGGTATTGCAAGATCTTTAGAAATTTTTGTAGGATCATTTCCTTTTAGATATTCTCCAACTACGACGTTTATTTCATCCAAATGTTTAACTAAGTCTTCTTCAGTCGACATGACCATAGGCCTCTCTTCTTTCTAATTCTTTTGCCTTTGCTATTTTTAATAAAACAAGATAACCGATAAGATCATCAATATCATTATCTCCGACATACGATGTGCCCTTCATTATTCTGCTTAACTTATCGTCAATACGAACATGTAGTTGTTCTCTTGCGTCTGCTCTACTAAAAATACGAACTGGCTCTAATGCAGAATTTCCATATGCTATGTTCTTTTTAATAAGCATATGTGCAATTTCATGACAAGATTCATATATCTCTTTGCCAGCAGATGTGCCTACTGTAAGCAAGTATAAGTCATCACATCTAAAATTATTGACATCTGAAAATACTGGATTCATCGCTTTGACTTCCTTAGCCCAAATTTAGCAAGGTATACATAAATAGTTTCCACGCTAACCCCACATTCTTTTGCTATAGCCTCTGGAGATTTTTTATCAATATGATATCTTTTTTTAAGCCATAGTTCATTTGTATACAGTTTAGCACCCATAGTCACTCCTTGTCAAATCCAACAGCCTTTTCCCAATTATTTACAGCCCAATGACCTATTCCACATGCGTCTGCAACATCATTATCATTAATAGTTCTGTCATAAATAATATCTATTAATTTCATTGTTCTTTCTTTTCTAAAGTTACGCTCATATGTTTTATACCAAGAATCTGATTTTCCAGGATTTTTAGATCTTATAGTTAACTGCTCTTCTTTAGTTAATTTTTTATTACCAATATAATTTTGCCAGGTAATTGGAGATACCTTTCCTATTATTGTTGTTGCTGATTGACCTGCTGCTCCAAGTATGGCTCCTTGGACTAACGCAAGATCTGCAGCAGTTTTAGGACTATTCATAAACACTGTATGCTCAATTACAATTGCCTCAAACCCCCCATAGTAATCAAAAAATGCTTTTGTTTTTTTACCAGCATCCATAACTTTTTCATAAATATTTTTGCCATCAAATTTTATTTTACCGACAACGCCTAATGTTTTTTCTTGTGCATTAAACAATGCAAATGCAAGACTAGTTGTACTTGCATCAATAGAACAAATTGTAATAGGTAAATTATTTTCGTTTATCATTTGTTTTATTTTTTATATCTTTCAATGCTCTTTTAACCTGATTTGGGTTAATGTTACATTTTGTACATAATGGATCGTCATTGTATATAGAAAGTTTTTCATTACATTTCTTACAAACACGATTCTTTCCTTTTCTTTTCTGTCTTCTAGTTTGTATATATCGTTGTGCTATTTTTTCTTTAGTAGCAGAATCTCTACACTTTTCAGAACAATATATTTGATAAGAAATTAATGATTCAAAATTATGATCACACCATTTACAATTTTTCATCTTCTAGCAACTCCAGAGGTCTAAGTTTAATTACCCCTGTCTCTGCTTCAGCACATGCTTTTTGAATTGGACATACTTTACAAATTTTAGAGTTTGACCTATAAGGCTTCTGTGGCAAATTTCTTTCCTGCCAAGCCTTATAAACTTCCCTCATCCAATCAAATGCCTGGTCTACCCACCGACGGTAATGATCATTTACTACTACAGGTAAAGTTAATAACTCATGATTATTTTTATTTTCATAAATCATTACGCCTTTACCAATTTTCCAAACCTTCATATATATTAGCAACTGCATAAGATGACCCATCTTAGGCTTTCTGCTATTCTTTTTATATTCAAATCCTTCGTTAGTAATTGTTTTAATTTCACCAACTAGTCTTTCTCCATTATAGTTAAGCATAACGTCGCCGTAACCATCAAAAGGAGGGTCTTCTGTTTTAACTCTAAACTCCATTGCTGGATGAGTCTGCTTATTATACTTACGTGGGATTGTATCCATCTCCATTGTTTCATCAAGAAGGCCAGCGTCTTTGATTGCTTCTTGAATTCTTTCATGGCCTAACGTTCCATTTGTTCTGTTTGCAACACCATATGCATCTGAATTATCATGATGAACCTGCCCATCAAAAGCCAAGAACCAATATCTTGGACATTCTCCAGCACCATATGTTAGCGCTGATGCAGAAAAGTTTGTTTTTTTACTAAACCTTGGTTTTGTTTTTGTAAGATATCCAGACTCTATTTTTTGAATTAAGCCCTCTATAAAACTAGTATCCTCTTCTGGATAATTACTTTTCTTTTTACCTGCATCTTTTATCATAACTTGCTGTAATAAATTTTTTGTCATTTTTTATCCTTAATTTTAGTTAATTATATCAGATATCATCTAGTTATATATTTTAGTGCAGAAACAAGATTATTGATAGATTCTGCTGCTGTATAATATAAATTTTTTTTATTTCTATTAGACTTGTCAACATTTGCCATCCAAGTTGCCCTTAATGACATTTTTGATGCTATAGCCTGTAATCTTACTATCTCTAATGTAGCAACATTCATAGGAATATCTGGCTTCAATATTAATTTGGCTATTGTAGTTAGCGCAACAGTAAGTTCTTCATCTTCCATATAATCTGATATTTCTGAAAGACCATTAATCATTTCTAATGTTGTTTGATTTGAAACTGTATCATTCATAACTCTATGGCCTCTTCAGGAATATTGCACTTTTCTTTCCAATATTTTTCTTTAATTGACATTTTATCGATCCACTCTTTGGTAACTTTTCCTCTTGGATCATTTACTTTAGTAAAATGACAAAAAATCATATCAAAATAATCATTGCTGTCAAAATCTAAATACTCACGCCAGTGTATTTGATCTGTACCTGAAAACACCAATCCCTGATTATTTTTTAATGTTATAGGGTTTCCTTCTATAACTATTGGCCATGGCTTTGTTCCTTTTATTTGAACATCAAAAGTTAGTTTATGATCTTCAAAAGCGTCATCAAAATGTGGATATAGTTTTAATTGATATCCCCATTCGGTGGTATATCTTGCAAACTGATATGCGTTTAAGATCCAGTCTTGTCCATATATATCTTGAATTGTTTTTTCAAGTTTAAGCCTTATGTCTTCTCCCAAAGATACGAGATATGCTCTATGCCCCATTGAGCGTTGAACAATAGTTGTCTCAAAATCTGTAGAATTGACTATATCATAAATATTTTTTATATCTTCATCACTTAAAACATTGTCTACTATAATATTTTCTATTTGTTCCATTGTTTCCATATATCTATTATACACCATCCACTAGTTGTTCTAATATAGCAAATTCAGTTATAGCCAATCTAATCTTATTGTTTCCATCTCCAATAATAACAATAATTGCTGGGTCATTACCATTTTTAATAGCATCTGTTACCACTTTTGCCCATACGTCCTTATTGATTGTAAATGATTTTCCAACTTCTTTAAAATCTACTGTAAAGTTATTCCAGGTGGCGTCACCTTTATGAGTATTTCTACCAGAATTTTTGTGTTGTTTTGCACCTATCCTTTTGCTTTCATTTTTTTCACTCATGTCTTTTAGCCTTTTTATATCCTACTTTAAATAATTGACTTTCAGATAAATGTTTTTTAGAACACATCCAAGAAGACATTCCAGTATCTGCATAAAGACGAAGAGTTTTTACTTCTTCTTTACAAATTTTACAAGGAAATTTTCCTTCGTAAATGGTATATTTACTCACCTATTTTATCCTTAATCATTTTTTGTAGATCAAGATCCTCTCTTACACGATTAACAAATCCCTCTCTACCCTGAACTTTTGAGCCATCTGGAAGTAAATACCATGCGCCAGTTCTTTCAACTATGCCAACAAGTTCAGCAGTGTCAACAAGATCAGCGACCCCATCAATGCCCAAGTTATCGCCTCTAAAATAGAAATCATACTCGCCAGACTGAAATGCAGGAGAGGTTTTGGAAAACTGGAGTTCCCATCTAATCTTTCTACCAATCTTTTCTTCAATAGCCTTGTCACCAACATATATTTTTCCTTTCAATGCCTGATTATCTGATTCAGATGAAAACAGTTTTATTACAGTTGATGAATAAAATTTAGTAGCCTGACCACCAGTTGGTTGTTGGCTTGTATACATTGCATTAATGTTATTTCTGGATTGAGAAATAAGAATTAACAATGTTGGCTTAACCTTATTATTTGCATAGTTGAGCATTTTCCAAGCATTGCTGAAGTCACGAGACTCTGCACCAATTTGTTTTGTATTTTCTAATTGCTTTAATTCTGATGAATCTTTTTCAAAATAAATTGCTGGAAGCAAAGAAGTAATTGAGTCAACAACAATTATGTCAACTCCAGCCTCAATTAGATTTACTCCAACATCTACCATTTCATTAATAGTTCTTGCTTGTGAAACAATTAATTTTGAAGTATCTACACCTAACTTTTCTGCCCAATCTTTGTCGTATGACATTTCTGCATCTATCCATGCACATACCTTTCCCTCTTTTTGTGCTAATGCAATTGTTTGAAGGCATAAAGATGATTTTGCACTTGACTTGCTACCCCAAACAAGAACTTGTCTGCCATACGGTAATCCACCATTTAATGCACGGTTTAGTCCAAAACTTGGAGTTGTAGCATATTCTGTTTTAGGAACTTCATCTCCTACAAGAATGCTCTTTCTTAATTTAGGATTTAGTTGTGCTAATACATCTTCAAGACTAACCGACATTTATATCCTCCAATATTACTGTACCGTCTTTAGTTTTACCTAATTCAAATTTATATGCGTGTCCTTCTTCAATCTTCATATATGCTTTAGCAAATGCAGTAGGAAATACTGTTACTGGATGAAGTTCTCTAGATGTGTCTGCTAGAGTTAGAGAAGCCATCTTTTTCCCTGCTTTCGTTATCCTAGGTTTAAAGGATACCACAAATAATTCGTCATCCTTATATGGCAACATCCTGTAGTTTAAGAATTTAACTAAAGCAGAATCAGATCCTTTTATCTCGTCCACAGGAACAGCACTAACAATTCTGTTATCAGAACAGAGTGCAATATAACTTCGTCCAGCCTCAATTGTGGTTTGTTCTTCATCAAATACACCAATACTTCCTGTTTTGTCTAATATTTCAACACGAGACCAACCTTTTCCTCGTTTAATTCCTTTTACCATTCCCATAAGAATAAACGATCCTTTTTCTTCAAAGTCTTCTACTTGATTGATAAAAGCATGATAATGCGAAGGAACTGTTTGTGTAAATTCTGGCAAACCTAAATAC